TCATGCCGTAGCCCCTTCTTGATATTTTTCAAACCAGAACACAACCGGCTCTGCTTCCAGCGATGCCAGCGCAATCCGTGCCAGTTCCATTTGTTCACCACGGGTAAGCCCGTTTTCAAGCGGGTTTTTAATGAACAATTCAATACGTTCTTTGGTAATAGTGGTCATGTGTTACTCCTTAACCCGTAGTGCTTTCAACTGATGAGGGGAACAAAATCTTTTCATCAAACCCTGCATTCATATCATGAACAGCAACACACCAATCCATCGACGAACGATTATCAAGAGCCTCCATGATTTCATCCATGCGGCGTAGGTCATACAGGTAAATGCTTTTATCGCCAATGGTGTAAAAGCCAATTTTTTTCGGTGATGGACAGCGATCAAGAACTTCCTGTAATTCGTTCAACCATGCCCGTTCTTTTTTTGTCAAAGTTGCCATATCAGTTTTCCTTATACGGATTAATTTTATTGTGCAGTGTGTTGAACGACGCCCATACAACGTCGGTATACAATTCAGTAACTGGCTCAATTATTTTCCCGATTGCCCAGACAAAAATTAGAGGGGATATCGGTATCATCAATACGATAAACAGAATGTGAAACAAAAATTCTGTCGCCCTACTTTTTTGCGGATATTCTTTTCTGAATAATGTAGTCATTTCTTACCGCCCTTTCGGGCGGCCTCCCGACATTAATCGTTGTGGTAACTCATGGCTTCATTTGCAGCATCAACCGGATCAACCTCCCACCAGCAATAATTTGGTGCGTTTCCTTCAGGTGTCCACGGTTCTAATTCATTTTTTGCCACATTCTCGTCGCCAGTAATTTTAAAAATCTGCTCAGAGAATTTTTTCACCCACTCGTTATATTTTTCAGTGTTAATAATTTTCTGTGTATTTGACATAGATATACCTCCAGTTAAGGATTGAATTTTATTTACAGTGCTGAACTTAATTATTCAGATTTGGATTATGCTTTCTCTTCACGAAGTTCCGATTGTTAATTTGGCTCACAACAGCACCTTCTGAAAATTCCCCTGATAGAAAGCCAGCACACGCTGCATAACTTCGCTCTGGCGGCACTCACGACAAATTATGTTCTGCCGTCTGTTGTAACGACGTATTTCTCCGTCAGGTAACTTTCGAATCAGTGTCGGGTCAGCAGCCTTCTCCGGTGTCTTACGCCATACGCGATACGCCTGCTCTGATGGAAATACCCCGCAATCAGAGAGCCAGACATCACCACTGGCCGCAAGCGCACCAGATAAACGACGAATAGCGGTCTTACTGACACCCGTGTTATCTGCCAGTTGTCGAAAAGTTTCTCGTCCGCTCAGGCGCACGAATTCCACAATGCGCGCCTTCACTTCTTCCCGCTCTTCTGGTGTAAATACTTTTGCCATAAGCGCCTCCGGCAATCACTTTTCCGATACAACACGGCGGGAAGAATCAGTAATCTGTCGAACAATATCCCGGTGCTTGTTCAGCTCCCGCAGCGCGGCGCAGACTCGCTCCCACTTCTGAACATCACTTTTCGCCCTGCGCAGCGCCAGGTTTGCCCTGCGCAGGGACGGAAAAATCAGCTCATCTGCTTGCGTTTTGGTAAACGATGGCAACGACTGCACAATGTCCGCCACAGTTTCTGTTTTAATTTCTTCCTGTGTTGCGGCTTCCCGGACTGGTAACGCAGCACCTGCTGGCTGAGGAAAGGCCTTACCATCATTTTCCGTTACCGGCGCGGCTTTCGGATCTGCTGGTAAATTACCCCCCGGCATGCAGTAACGAAATTTACCGTTCTGATTAACGCGTGCCAGCCGCCCCGTTGCGGTTACCACCGCCAGCGTGGAGGCAACCTTGCGAGTACTGACGCCGAACTTACCCGCCAGTTCCTCACACGTTTTAGCACCATCCTGACCGATAAACTCAATCATCATGTCTGCGGTAACTTTTTGTTCGACCTCCCCGGTCAGCATATCCTGTGCTTCAGATTTTACTGGCCGCTCTTCGGTTACCCGGGATTCACCTTCGCCAGCCAGAAACCAGGTGTGACCCGTTTTATCAACAACGCCATTTTTTTTGAGTTCCCACAGTTCGTTGAGAACTTCTTCACGGCTGATATCAAGCCGCGCCGCCAGTTCAACAGAATTGGCTTTACCCATCGCTTTCAGTGCATGCAATACGGTTTCCATTAAAACTTCCTCCGGATAAAAATTACTTCTCAGTTCCTGTGCTGGCTGACGTTCGGACGCCAGCTCTCCCAGTTAAACGTCACCCAGCGACCACCGTTCATGGACATGCGGTCCATCACCCGCTCGCCGAGAAGTGTATTCATCGCTGCATGGTTAAGATTTGTCAGCATCCCCACACTGAGTAACGATGCCGTTCTGCGGTCAACAATCTGATTCAGCGTGACCTGCTCATTACGCGTATCCCGTTGCATGCCAATTTCATCCAGTACCAGCAGGTCAACGCCACACAATCCCTGCAAAAATTTTTCGCCCGAGTTTTTGTTGTCGTAGCTGCCATGTAACGCCAGCATCACATCCGCCACTGTTATCACAATCACACTGCGACCTTTCGCCAGAAGGTGGTTGCCAATAGCCGCCGCCAGGTGGTTTTTTCCTGTGCCAGGCCTGCCACTGAAAACAAAATTCGTACAGCCGCCTTCCAGCTCTGCCGCAATGGATTTCGCCTGACTCAGGGCATGGCGCTGACCATCGTTCTGCACCCGGTAGTTACCGAACGTACACTTCCGGTGAAGCGGCTGGATACCGGAGCGGTTAATGATTTTTTCAACCCGCGTCTGATGATTCAGACGATTAACCTCCTCGCTTCGCTTACGCCCTTCAGCAAGCTGCCATTCCAGCCACTCCGCCACCGTACGGTACGGAGGGATTGCATCCTGCGGCACAAATCTGCTGACTCTTGCCAGAACACCACCTGACGTAATGTTTTTCATGGTGCGCTACCCCCTGAAACCAGGCGGAATTTCGGTATCCGGTTCAGAAATATGATTCACGCAACGCTGCGCGGGCGAACGCCCCAGGCGAATAACCAGTTCATCCCATTTTTCCCGGAGTTTTGCCGGACTCATGATGTTTTTTACCCAGAACGAATCCCGCTGAACACGCCCAAACATTTCACAAATCTGTCGGTGACTACGTCCATCCAGCATACGCATCATGCGCACATCATTCGCCCAGGTCGTCCAGTTAGGCTCTCTGGGGCGTGATACCTCCCCATCATCACTGGCGGCCTGTTCATACAACGCAACAACCCGTCCCCAGATCCACTGTGCACACGTCAAATCCTCCCGGGTTCCCCACTGTCGCTTCGGGACATTCCAGGTATGCGCATCCGGGTGTTTCTCCAGAAATCGCTCAACCGGTGATGATTGTTTTTCGTCCGGCAGTGAAACGTCCGGACAAGAAGATCTTTTATCTGACGGTTCAGGTTTTAATACTGACGGATCGGGGTCAATCATCGCCCCCCTAATCGGCAGTTTTTTATCAACAGTTGATCCATCAAAATTTGACGGGCCAACCGTTGAGGGGTCAATATTTGACGGGTCATTTTTTGCCAGGCTAATTTTTCTTTTTGGTTTATATGCCTCACGCGCCGCCGCTGCAGCTGCTTCAAGTTTTTCCACATTAAGCCGATAGATATTGCTTACGTTACGCCCACCGACCTTACGCTCTTCCTTCGTCAGCCAGCCCTCTTTCGCCAGTTCTGCAATAGCAGATTTAACGGTGGATTCACTTCTTGCACCGATCTGACGCCGGATAGTTTCAATAGCAGGCCATGACACGCCCTCGTCATTGCTGTAGTCTGCAAGACGGGCCATAACTGCCACCCTGGATAAGATCATGCCGGTGAAGGCGCACCCTTCCCAGACAAGACCATGAAGCTTGCTGCTCATAACCCCCCCGAACACCGTGCTTTTAGTGCATCACCACAGCATTCCCTGCCGGGCCGCCGCGATTTATCTGGTCATATAAAACGACCGCTGACGCAACAAAATCATCGACATCCTTCACCAGCCGATCTCGCCGTTCGACAATCTCCCGGTAATACTCAGAACTGTGACTGCGCATACGGGCCACCAGCAAAGGCGGCATCGCCTTTTCGATCGCCGGTAACAACGCCTGAATTTTTTCAATAGCATCAGACGTGTCCTTCTCCACCCAGCGGAAAATTTTCTGGGTATTACGGGCCAGGGCTTCCGGATGGCTGTCGTCGTAAAGTTCCGGGAACGTCATCCCCAGTTCGAAATAAGCCCGAGCTATTTCAGCTGCAGGTACTTTCTCACCGTCCGGATACGCCCAAGCATTCATCGCCATGCGGATGTGTTCATGCTTGATTTTCATGAATCAACTCCGGTGTATTTTGTGTGTTAGCCTTATCTCCAGCAGGCAACCCGTCGGTTGGATTCGGATATAAATCTGGTCGCAATTCATGAGGAGTCACCCCAGTTGCAATATAAATTTGACGAACCCGCTCCCCTGTCGGCACTCGACCATTGTATTCATTTGCCCATTTGTGTATTTGAGACGGCCAAGCCCCTATTGCACGCCCTAGCGGACGAATACCACCAGCAATCTTTATTGCCTTGTCCAATGCTGTCATACAACCTCCAATTCAATCAGCCACAACAATTGTTCACTTAAAGAGAACATAAGTCAACACTACGAGGAATTGTTAGTGTTCACTGAACGGTTATAATTGCTAAATGGACATGAGAAAAAAGCAATACGACACCCCGCTGGCAGAAAGGTTAGATACGATCTCGCAACAGCATCATTTAAGCGGTTCAGATTTAGCGCGCATCGCTGGTGTAGGACGCTCATCAGTCAACGCCTGGAAAAAAAGAGGGACAATCAGTAAAGATTCCGCAGCCAAAATTGCAGAAGCGACAAATGTTTCCCTTTCCTGGCTACTGACAGGAAAAGAAGATACAAACAGAGAGGCGCTTGATGATGATGAGAAAGCCCTGCTTGATGTTTACAGAAACCTGCCACCTGTAGAGCGTAGAAATATGCTGGCAGCTTTTCAAATGCGCCTTCAAAAACTGACCGAATTTTACTCAGAATACGTTGACCCAATAACGCGACAAAAATAATTCTTTATTTTACAAAACAATACCGCCGGAAGGCGGTTTTTTTTTGCCTCTTGCGCATTCACAATGTTGACATATGTTCATTTGAAGAGAACAATATATCCCATCAAAGCACAACGGTGCGACAGGTCTTAGTTCCGCCCCCCCGGCGTTAAGGGCAAATGAGGTCAACATGGATACGCTCAATCTTGGCAACAACGAATCTCTGGTATGCGGCGTGTTTCCCAACCAGGACGGCACGTTTACCGCGATGACGTATACCAGAAGCAAAACGTTTAAAACTGAAGCTGGCGCGCGTCGCTGGTTAGCAAGAAACTCTGACTAATGAAGTCTGGTAGTTAAGGAATCCTCCACGGGGAGAACTGGTGCACACGCGCCGGACACAAGCAAGCATCCGGCATGCTCTTTAACAATCTGGATATCCATAACAGTAACAATCTACAGATTGCCGTTCAGTTTTCTGGCCAACTCCTCAATAGATGGAGGCGATACATAATCCGGATTTTTATTCATAAGAAACTGATTTTCACAGTAGAGGCACCTGCTTTTATGAAAAAACTCATGTTCTCTAACCGGGAATGGTTGAAGTATCGATACTATCTTTTGTCCAAAACATTTTGGACAAAGATGCATGATTATGCTGCCGCCGTTCACGGTTACCTCCTTCGAGTACACAAAAGTTCCCGACTCAAGTTGGTTAAGGATATAACCTTCCGTCTGAGCCTCAAAGTTTTCAAATTCTGCAATTTTAGCTTTGAGAGAAGCATTTATTTCTTGATAAGTGCTCACCAGCTCAACGAGAGACACGCATTCGTGCTGAATAGATGCAAGCTTTGAGTTCAGTTCACCAATAGCCGCATTTACTTCAGCTTGAGTTTTTGCCTCGTTCATTAGTTTTGCAATCTGAGCGGTTTCACGAATAGCCGTCATTGCTGCCGTTAATTCAGCGATCACATTCAATACTCTTATTGTTGTTGGGGATATCCAGATTAACAAGATCCTTGTTGTTGGGGAATAACAGGTCCACCTCGCCTGACGTGGTTAAAAGCAGGCACACAACACGAAAGCGCTCGGCGAAGTTAGTCTCTCTGTATATGTCGTCGTTAAATGTAATTCGATCGTGCGCTTCCGGTTGTGGCAATCCGCGAAATGGCGCGGCGGTAAGTATGGCTGGGGCTTCCTCCATTGCTCCAGAAAATGCACCGGGTTGTCAGGTTGACCATACGCCTGAGTGACAACACCGCCACAACAACCTCTGTTATCACTTTTCTGGTGATTCGGCGGAAATGGATATCCGCCATTTTTAAAGTGTATTTTGTGATGCGGTGAATGCGGCTAAGCGCACGCGGAACAGTTAAAACAAGCGGTCTTTTACTGGCGTAACAGACATCAACTAACAATCCGGCGTTAATTGTTAACTGGTTAACGTCACCTGGAGGCACCAGGCACCACATCACAAAATTCATTGTTGAGGACGCGATAATGGAAACGTCACTACCAAACGTTAATACATCTGAAGGGTGTTTTAATATTGGTATTCTGCTCAGTAACCGGGAGTTTACTGAGGACGCCATCAGGATGAGAAAATATGAGCCTTATCTTCTCAATGATAATTCCATACTCTCCAGAATTGCCCTTCTTGAACTTGGCATTTTCGGAGGGCAGCAGTGAGTTCAGCGTTTGCACTGATGAGGACGGTTTTTCTGATAACAGGTGAGCCACAGAATGTGATTACCGGAATTTATGCCAGTAAAGAATCCTGCCATCAGGCAAGAGACGAGCAAAAAATTTCCGGTGAATGTCTCCCGATAAACAAAGTATCGCTGTACCTGAATAACGAAACACCGGCTGGATAACCCGCCAGCCATATTAACGCCATACCAACGGATTAAAAATGCCAGCAATGGCAGGGATTCGTTCACCCTGAAATCTGTAATGAGGTTTAAACACAATGAGTAAAATATTTATTTGCGCCGCCATTCCTGACGAACAGGCAATAAAAAACGAGGGCGCTGTTGCTGTGGCCACAGCCATTGAAGCCGGTGATGAACGTCGCGCCCGCGCAAAATTTCACTGGCAATTCCTTGAACATTATCCGGCTGCTCAGGACTGCGCTTATAAATTTCTTGTCTGTGAGGATAAACCCGGTACACCCCGCCCAGCCCTCGACTCCTGGGATGCTGAATATATGCTGGAAAACCGCTGGGATGAGGCGTCTGCTTCCTTTGTCCCGGTTGAGACTGAATCAGATCCGATGAACGTCACTTTTGACAAGCTGTCCCCTGAAGTACAGAACGCTGTCATGGTTAAGTTCGACACATGTGAAAACATCACCGTTGATATGGTGATTAGCGCACAGGAATTGTTGCAGGAAGACATGGCAACCTTCGACGGACATATCGTTGAAGCGTTGATGAAAATGCCAGAAGTTAACGCCATGTATCCGGAGATTAAACTGCATGCCATCGGGTGGGTTAAGCATAAATGTAAGCCTGGTGCCAAATGGCCAGAAATTCAGGCAGAGATGCGCATCTGGAAAAAACGTCGCGAAGGTGAACGCAAGAAAACCGGAAAATATACGTCTGTTGTTGATCTCGCACGCACCAGAGTTAACCAGCACCTCACCGAAAACTCAGCAGCAAAAATCAACCCTGTCACTACAGCCATTCGTCGCGAATACAGGCAGACATGGAAAACACTGGATAAAGAACTGGCCTGCGCCCTCTGGCCCGGGGATGTGGATGCAGGAAACATTGACGGTACCATCCATCGCTGGGCTAAAAATGAGGTTATCGACAAGGATCGCGAAGACTGGAAGCGTATCTCAGCATCAATGCGCAAACAGCCTGATGCGCTTCGCTATGACCGTCAGACTATTTTCGGCCTTGTTCGTGAGCGCCCGATCGACATTCACAAAGATCCCGTTGCACTGAACAAATACATCAGCGAATACCTGACGACAAAGGGCGTGTTTGAACATGAAGAAACAGACCAGAGCTCTGCTGATGCTATCCTGTCGTCAGCAGCACAAACTGATCCAGTGGAGACGGCGGAATCCAATTCTCAAAAAAATGAAATCCTGGTGGAAGCTGAACCATCTGTAGAGCGTGAAGGACCGTTTTATTTCGTCTTTACCGATAAGGACGGGGAAAAATACGGCAGGGCAAACAAACTTTCTGGCCTGGACAAGGCGCTGGCTGCCGGTGGTACCGAAATCTCAAAAGAAGAATATTTTGCCCGAAAAAATGGCACATATACGGGCTTACAGCAAAATACAGATACCGCAGAAGATTCAGAACAACCAGAGCCGGTAAAAGTTACCGCAGACGAAGTAAACAAAATTATGCAGGCAGCCAATATCAGCCAGCCTGACACCGATAAATTGCTTGCTGCATCACGTGGTGAATTTGTTGAAGGGATGAGCGACCCGAATAATCCGAAATGGGTTAAGGGGATTGAAACCCGCGATTCTGAGAACCAGAACCAGCCCGAATCGGAACAAAACGACCAGAAAGCGGAACATAACAGCCCAAATGCGTTACAAAACGAGCCAGAAACGAAACAGCCTGAACCAGAAGAGCAACAAGAACCGGAAAAAGTCTGCACCGCCTGCGGTCAGATCGGCGGCGGCAACTGTCCTGACTGTGGCGCGGTGATGGGCGACGCAACATACCAGGAAACATTCGATGAAAAAAATCGGGCTGAAGTTCAGGAAGATGATCCGGAGGAAATGGAAGGCCCTGAACATCCGAACAATGAGAATGCTGGTAACGATCAGCATCACACCAGCGATAGTGAAACTGGAGAGGCGGCAGATCCCTTAATTGCGGTGAACGGTCATCACGTTATCACATCCACCAGCAGAGTGTGGATTCACCTGTCGGTCGACCTTGAAACGATGGGAACAAATCCTGATGCGCCAATCAACTCTATTGGCGGTAAATTTTTTGATCCGGCAACCGGAGAGATGGGGCCTGAATTCAGTAAAGCTATCGATCTGGAAACCTCCGGCGGAATCATCGACCGTAAAACAATAAAGTGGTGGGCGAAACGATCACGCGAAGCACAATCCGCTATTTTTACCGATGAAATCTCGTTAGATGTTGCTCTCCGGCTATTCATAGAATTTATCGAAAAAAACTCCGGCGGGCGTTTTGTCCAGGTATGGGGAAATGGAGCCAACTTCGACAACGTAATTTTACGCCGTTCATATGAACGGCAGGGGATCCCCTGCCCGTGGCTTTACTACAACGATCGCGATGTACGCACAATCGTTGAACTGGGTAATGCCATTGGCTTTGATGTCAGAATGGCTATTCCATTCGAAGGCGTACCCCACAATGCGCTGGACGATGCCCGTCACCAGGCAAAACAAGTTTCAGCAATCTGGCAAAAACTGATCCCGAGTCAGGCTGATTTTTAATGTTCAACCCCGGTCGTCGTCCGCAAGCTATAGTGGCGGCGGCCATGATTAGCGAACAACGCTCATGGCAAGACTTATTCTGCTCACTGAGTGGGCAAAAGAGGAATTCAGTGAACCGGTCCCTACTCCGGGCACGTTAAGTAAATACGCTAAAGCCGGAATGATATTTCCTCTCCCCAAAAAAGTTGGAAGACACTGGCGAGTGGATCCTCGAGCTCGCTTTGTCGGAATGGTAAACAAGCCGGAAGTGATCGCCACAGATCACCCTGCGTTGAAGAGGATACTGGAAGATGGCGCGCCCACGAAAATATAAAACTGAAGTTCCGGGATTATCTCCGTATTTTGACAAAAGAAATAACAAAGTTTACTGGCGTTACAGGCATCCCATAACAGGAAAAAATCACGGGCTCGGCAGTATTGACCAGAAACAGGCAGAAGCTATTGCAGCAGAAGCGAACAGCCGTCTTGCCAGGCAACAAATGGAACAAATGCTCACTCTGCAGGAGAAAATTATTCGTGATACCGGTGGTTCATCAACCGTTTCTGTTTTTCTGAATAGTTACCGAAAAATTCAACAGGAAAGATATGAAAACGGAGAGATCAAACTCAACACACTGAAACAGAAAGCATCCCCTCTCAGGGTATTTGATGAACGTTTTGGTACCAGACCATTAGATGCCATAACCGTAAAAGATGTGGTATCGGTGCTGGAAGATTATAAGGCAAAAGGACATAACAGAATGGGACAAATTTTCAGGAAAGTACTGATTGATGTTTTCCGGGAGGCCCAGCAAATGGGCGATGTCTCGCCAGGCTTTAACCCTGCAGAATCGGCAAAAAAACCACAGGTACGGATATCACGGCAACGACTGACCTTTGATGAGTGGATGATGATTTATAATGCAGCGGAAAAGGATGGTTACTTTTTACAGCGTGGTATGCTGCTGGCGCTGATGACAGGCCAGCGCCTTTCAGATATTTGCAAAATGAAATTTTCGGATATCAGGGATGGTTATCTTCATGTCGAACAGCAAAAAACAGGAACCCGGATTGCCATCCCTCTGGCTCTGCGTTGTGATAAATTAAATCTCACCCTGGATGATGTGGTGTCATCCTGTCGCGATTGCGTTCTTAGTCCGTGGTTATTGCACCACCATCATGCTAAAGGGACAGCTAAGCGCGGCGGGATGGTTAAGCCAGCAACGTTAACCGTTGCATTTAAAAAAGCCCGGGATTCTGTGGATTACAACTGGCGTGCTAATGGCACCCCACCCTCTTTCCATGAGCAGAGATCTTTATCAGAACGATTGTTCAGAGAACAGGGAATTGATACCAAAATTTTGCTGGGCCATTCGAATCAAAAAATGACCGATATTTACAACGACGCACGCGGTAAGGAATGGAAAAAACTGGTCATTTGA